GTTGCCAAGAACTATATAACGTTTGGTAGTATAGCTGTTGGTATTGTTGCTTTATACGGTTTGAAGTCATTTTTCGCACCCCCTGAACAAAAGAAATCTGCTATTAGTCGACCAATGAAACAACCCACTCCTGTTCGCAAGGAGCATCGACGTAGTAGTAGCGTTCCCCCTCGTGACCATTCTGACATAGTCCCCATACCTGAATCCCGAGAATTAGATAAGAAGAAACCTAGGCGTGTTGTTGCTGAAATGGATAAAGCAAAATGCGAATCACGAATAGAAGAGAAACGGAAACCAAAACGTGCTGTTGCAGAGTTTTGGTTTTCTGGTCCAAAGTGCACTTGTGATGTTGACGCTTTGGCTCGTGTTTGTTTGGAATCCGTGATGGAAGCTATTCCTAGTTTTGTAACATCTGACGATAATTGTAAAGATAATGGAACGTTGTGCTGGTCTTGCTTTACTTTTAAGCAATATTGTGAAAGTGCTATTATGCCTGTTCTAGAAGAAAATTATCAGATGCGCTGCAGTATGGGACGCCATGATATGGTTTCCTTATGTCTTGCAGTAGAAGATGCTTTAGGTGAAATTATTGCTGATGAAATATCTAAACGAGAATTACCCTACATAAAAGCTGAAATGGCACTTGACCAGAATTCCCAAGAATTGAGATATGGACCCATAGCTAACAATTTGTATAGAATTAGAACTGTTGAAGAGACACCAAATGGACCTGTTTGGAAAGATCGAGTTAACGTGCTATTTGTTCGCGGGCGCATAATCTTAACAGTGCGCCATGTAGTTAATTTCCTTAATGAAGAATGCTCTCTAGTAAACCCATTCAACATCGATGGTCTTAATTTTAAGAAGAGTGAATGTAGATTTATTCCTTTAACTACGTCTAGAAATGAAGACCTCGACGCTGTCTTGATAGAATTACCCCGCTCCATTAACATACACAGAGATATTGTCAAACAATTTACCCTACAGGAAGATCTTTGTAAATTTTCCGAACTCCCTGGCAATTTACCACACTTGAAATATTTAGGAAGACCTGGTGGTAACAGGTTACTATCGTATAACGACTTTTCCCTCCCTAGTATAACAACATTAGACAGTATGGAATACGTATTGGATGACATAGATGGAACTAGTAAAGTCATTCAATTACGACAAGGATATAGATATTTTGCTGAAACAAGTGGTGGTGATTGTGGTGCTCCTTTGTTAGCCTCAGCTCCCAGTTTACCTCGTAAGGTAATTGGTATTCATGTAGCTGGCTACAAGGGAGAAGCTTGGGCTGTTCACATTACGCAGAATATGATAGAGCGCGCTTTGAGGAGTGTTTCTTTTGAAGCACAAATCAAACTTGATCTACCATATACTGGTGAACATGTCGTTCCTGATGGCAATTTTATGCCTATAGGAAAGTATCCCAATGTACTACCTCGCCCCACTAAGACTGAATTAAGACCTTCCCCTATCCATAGTTTAGTTAAAGAACCTTTTAAACAACCTGCTGCTCTTAAACCCGTTGTCGTCAACGGTGAACGTATTGATCCATTGATGACCGGGTTGAAGAAGTGTGGTGTTGTTACTCCTACCATTGATATGATGACCCTTCGCAGATGTAGAATCGCTCTCACATCCTTCCTTAAACATAAACGTAATAAGAGCTTTAAAGGTGTTCTTACTGTAAGTGAGTCCATTAAGGGCTTACCTGGAGACGATTTTATAACCCCTGTTAAGAGACGATCTTCGCCTGGAATTCCATGGTGTTTCCAAGCCGGTGGTACAGCTGGTAAACGGAAATGGCTAGGAGACGGTGAAGATTACATTTTAGATCACCCTGATTTGATAAATGCATTACAGAAAAGATACGAACTTGCGTGCAAAGGAGAAAGAATGGAAACCATTTGGGCTGACACTCTTAA